ACCAAGGATAGTTATCGTAGAAATTGAATAAAGCTAAAAATAATATGAAAACAAACATCAAAAGAAAAAGATACCAAACTAAACGCTGGAAAAATCAAAAGGCGATGTGGAAGCTCTTACTAGCGACAACATTAGGCGGAGGTACTGCAATTATATTTCCCTTCGCCCTAGATGTCATAAACGGGGTTACAAGTAGAGATTACTTCCCCCAAGCCAAAGTACACGCAGAAACGCTTCCTAAGTCAATTTTAGAGGTTACAGACCATAAGGATGAGACTACTAAAGAAAAGATTACTCGTATAGCCAAAGAAAAATGTTCAAAACAAGGATTAGGGGATTTTTGTTGGAAAGATTTGGTAGGTATTGCATACGCTGAACATCATGACTTTAACTGTTCAATGAAAGGAGATAGTAACTGGTCGGTTGGATGCTACCAAATATATAGAGCTGTACATAAAACTATAACAGTGGAGCAAGCAATGGATATAGATTTTGCTACTAATTGGACGTTGAACCGACTGATTTACTACGGCTACCCTAAAATGCGAAGCTACTCTATTATGAAGCACAATGGAACCCCTGGCATCCCTGCTACCCTTAAATACTTAGAAACTGTTAATAACTATATTTCTACTCTCTAATTTTATCAAATATATGACAATTCAAGAAGCATTAGAAAAACTTAAGAATGCTAATAAATGGGACAATGAATCAGTACATGCATGTTATGATGATTTAATGAATATTATTGCTGAAACTTATCAACCAGAAATAAAAAAAGAAGCTGACGAAATCGTAAAAGGAATTGATTTTTGGTACGCTTAATCCTAAATAATATGGAAAAAGAACGAGTTAAAAAAATTTTAGTGGAACTCTACAACGAATTTCAAAAATCTTTAATTGAAGCAGAGAAAAAAGGAAAAGGTAATTATACTGACGAAGATTTTGATTCACTTACTCAGTTTATGACGTTTATCCACAATAACACTAATATGGAACATAAAAATGAAATAACACTTGTTATACTCGCTATAACAGTGGTTCTTCTATCTATCTCACAAATAATTTCAAATAGACAAATTTCTGCACTTGAGAAATCAGTTATCTCAATAACAGAATATATAAAGTCTAAATAATATGGAATCTACTCAAATTCTAGTATACGATTTCAAGAGAACACAACAGTATATACGATGGAGTAAAACACCAATAATTAAAGTAGAAAGAACAGTCCACGAAGAGACTCTTGAGGAAGAAACACGGGCAGATATTATTGGTAAAATTCCTGATACTTTTATTCATGAAGGTCAGAAATATAAACTAATTAAAATCTAAATAATATGGAACCTACAATCATATCAGCAATCAAAGAGATAGGGGCTGTACTCAACGAACCCCGAAGATTGAGTGTTCGAGCACGAGGATATACACAGTTTGGGTGGAGATTTTGGAACAAGCTCAATAGCTGGAATTGGCTTGCTAAATTAACGAAATAGTATGAGGAATCAATATCCTGGAAATTGTTTCAGATGCAAACATAAAGTTAAAAAATGGCAAGGATTCTTTCAGAGAGTTAACTCACTCCCTAAAGAAGAAAGAGTAAAATACAATACAAAATGGTTACTTAGATGTAAGGAATGTGTAGGAATGGGTAATGAAGAAATACTTGACACGCTCTAAATAACCATGTATACTCTCAAATACGTCTCACTGCGAAAAGCAGATAATCAACGGGGAAGATTCATTGGCTTAGGCTAGTGGACACGTTACCTGTTGACCTTGAGCACTACCCTACATACATCATCTCTTTCTAGGTAAGATTATATCAAGCCAACAAGCATGGGGAGCCAAATTTGTTTGGCTCTTGAAAGCGGTGAGATATGTGGGGTCTTGACAAGGTTTTGAGACTATGATACAATGAGATTGCCTACAGAGGCGGACATAGCAAAAAACTTACATTACAGATAGAAAAACCGTTTAGGAAGTAGTGTGAGTCCGAGGCGAAAGCCGAGGTTCATGCTATGTCCTGAGCGGTATTTTTTTATACCCGTCCTATATCTTAAATCAATAGCGGACGTTAAAAGCTATTGACCCGTTAATCTGGGCTGTGTCGGCTCTAAATAGACACCTTATACCGCATAATGCGAAAGCATTACATACACTTTGACCTGTACAAGATTGCAGGGTGGGTCTCTCAAGACTAAGGGTATGCGGACAAGCTGTAGAGGGGGATATACTCATCATGTTCATTATGATAATCATGTTCAGTATGTTATGCGTAACTCTAAGACAACGATATACACAAAGACAATAGCAATAGACCCTGATGACCTTAAGTTTATTGAGTCAATCAAAGGTAAAAAAAGCAGAGCTGGAAAGCTCAAAGAAATAATACACGATTATAAATCTAAATTATTAGATATATGAGCCAAACAGAACTTTTATACAACCTACTCAAAGACGGACAAGAACATTCTACTGTTGAGATTATGGAAAAAGTGTATGGAGGAAGTCATCTTGGTCTAGCAAGGGTTAGTGCGAGAATCTATGATATAAAGAAAAAGTATGGGGTGTTTATTTCAGGCAGAACTGACACCACTAATTCAAATATTTATTGGTACAAAATAGTTAAAAAAAGAATAGATATTTTAGATTCTATAAATGAAGAAACAAGAAGAATGGAGGAATTAAAAGAAATAACTTTTAACCAAGGTAAATTACTATGAAACAATTACAAGAAATAGTAGAAATAATAAAAAATACATCATCTTTAGATGAAAAAATAGAGATAATAAATAAAGTTAGAGAAGTTATACATGAAGTAAGCCCATTCAAAAATGAACCTGTAGATTTTGTAAAATGGGTAAAAAATGAAGTAGTAGTAGCAAATGATTATAACCCAAATAAAGTAGCTCCTCCAGAAATGGAATTACTTGAAGTTTCTATAATGAACGATGGATATACGCAACCCATTGTATCTTGGCAAAATGAAGATAATAAAGTTGAGGTGGTTGATGGGTTTCATAGAAATAGAGTTGGTAAAGAATCAAATATTGTAAGAGAGAGAGTTAAGGGATATTTACCAGTAGTTAATATACGAACAGAGCAATCAGATAAAAATGATCGTATTGCTTCAACGATAAGACACAATCGAGCAAGAGGAAAACACCAAGTAAACGCAATGAGTGAAATTGTTATTGAATTAAAAAACAGGAATTGGTCGAATAGTCGAATATCAAAACAACTCGGTATGGATGAAGAAGAGGTACTACGACTTTGTCAAATATCTGGAATTGAGAATTTATTCTCTGATACTGATTTTAGTAGAGCGTGGGAAAGTTCCGATTTTTCTGAAGAATATACTGATTTATCATATGATTTATCACAGGATGACTTAGATATGTATAGAATACCGAATGAACAAGATACAGAACGTATTTTTCATACATACGATAAATGGGAATGTCACAAAGCAGGATTTTATGAAAATATAAAAGAAGGATGGACACATGAGGAATGTGAGAAGGAATTTGAAAGAATACTTAAAAATAAAAATCTTTTTGAAAATATATTAAAAAAAGTTATCAGAGAATGGAAACATTCTTGCGAGCATTATCTCACAAATAAGAGTATGAATAGATTAGCATGGTTAGGGCAAGCTGCTGTGTGTTACAAATCAGGCGTACCATCGAGATATAGTGGTGCGTGGTTCAATCTAACAGAAAAAGAACAAGAAGTTGCAAATAAAATAGCGTTAAAATATCTCAATATTTGGCTTAAACAAAATAATAGAAAAGAAGTTACAATGGAAGAGGCAATCAGCAAAGGTAGGCAAATTGAACTATATTAATATGACCAAAAAATATTTACAAACAAGTGTACTTGAAGAATCAAAAAAAAGAATAGCTACTGTATTTGATAATTTTGAAAGATACTATATAAGTTTTAGTGGTGGTAAAGATAGTACTGTAATGACACATTTAGTAATGGAAGAAGCAATAAAAAGAGGCAAAAAAGTTGGTTTGCTTATAATAGATCTCGAAGCACAATATACACACACCATAGAGCACGTAAGACAAATGGTAGAAATGTACAAAGAATATATAGATTTACACTGGTTTTGTGGGGAATTGCTTTTGAGAAATGCTGTAAGTGATTTCCAGCCAAAATGGGTGTGTTGGGATGAAGATAAAAAAGATATTTGGGTTAGAGAAAAACCAAAAGAAGCAAGCGATTTATCGCAATATGATTTTTATGTACCGAAAATGGAGTTTGAAGAATTTATGGTTATTTTTGGCGAATGGTTTTCACAAGGAAAATTAACAGCAGGATTTATTGGTATAAGATCTGATGAAAGTTTGCATCGTTACAGAGCAATTGTATCTCAAAAAAAGAATTTAACATTCAAAGGTAATAAATGGACAACAAAAATATCAGAAAAATTATACAACATTTATCCTATATATGATTGGAGAACTGAAGATATTTGGATATTCCATTCTAAAAATAAAGAATTACCACATAATAAAATATATGACTTAATGACAATGGCTGGGGTTAAGTTTAGTAACCAAAGATTATGTCAACCTTTTGGGGATGATCAGAAAAAAGGTCTTTGGTTATATCATATTCTTGAAAGTGATACATGGTATAAATTACTTAATAGAGTGAGCGGTGTAAATAGTGGTGCTTTATATATTCAAGAAAATGGAAATATAAATGGTGTAAATGATGTAACAAAACCAGAAAATCATACATGGGAATCTTATACAAATTATTTACTAAAATCTTTACCTGATAAAATGCAAAAACATTATAAAGAAAGATTTATTAAATTCTTTGTCGGGTGGAAAAAGAGAGGGTACGATTTTATGCCAGATGAAGCACCACATAGTCTTGAGGTTAAAAGTTGGGCTCCATCTTGGAAACGTTTATCACGAAGTATTTTGAGAAATGATTATTATTGCAAAGGTCTTGGGCAGACACAGCCACTTTCAGAAGCATATGGAAAATATAAAGCAATAAAAGAAAAAAGAAGAGTAAGTGAAGAACTAAAAAAATATGGAACAAGCTAGACCAATTTCACCTTCAGAATTTTGGGTATGGAAGAATAATAGAGAAGAATATTACAAAAAATATATTCTTTTAGAAGATACATTTATAGAAACAGAAAAAATGAAATTAGGTACAGCAATACATTTAGCTTTTGAGGGTGTAGATTATATAGAATATATCAAAAAAAATAACTTGGAAAAACATAAAGAAATAATAGAAAAGATATTGAAAAATGAAATACCCATAATTCCAGAAAAAGAAGTATGGCTTGGAACATATGGAAAATATTATGAAGAAACTGAATGTTACCTTTCTGGTAGAGCAGACGGTATTGATAGAGAAAAAAATATAATCTATGAAATAAAAACATCTCGGTATCACTGGAATGAATATATGTTAAACCAAAATAAAGCAGTTATACATTATTCTTTATTATATAATGATACATTCAAAGTAATCCCAAAAATTAAACTTATAAGTTGTAGTACAAAGGATGGAACTATAAAAATATTGGATAGAGATATAGATGAAAATTGTATAAAAAACTATATAAAAGAAATCAAAGATATGGTTACAGAACTTAAAAAAATTGGATGGTACGAAAAAAGAAAAAGTATTTGGAAAAAAGATATATAGTTATCAACACTTAACCTCTTGACAGGATACTATATGTATGCTATACTACATACATAAGATTGAACTGCACCACTCGGTACTACACCTCACATGACTTGCCTACTCGGCGGTCGAGGGATAACCCGAGTGGAGCGGACAATCTATCAAATGAGCGTATGCTCAGTATACCAAAAAGGAGAAATAGATACAACTTAATTTATTTGTCAAGTCCTCATTAAGAGGACACATAATATAAGAATATGAAAATCTATAAACCACAAACAGTTAAAGAAACAATCGACGCATTAGGTACAAAAGATACTATCGTTATTTACAAAACGATTGACGATACACCATTTGTATTAAATCCATTTGGAGGAGGGCATACAACTACACATGAAGTTAACCTAGTAGACGGTTGGACAATAACCGAAGATAAACTACCAAGGATAGTTATCGTAGAAATTGAATAAAGCTAAAAATAATATGAAAACAAACATCAAAAGA